TTCTGCCATACATATGCATACCACGAACAATATCAGCGAAAGAGTCAGGGTCTCTGTATGTCTCTGTCTTATTGATTTGTTCTGCAGTAGCGACTGACGAACTATGTCCTGCAACGATAACTCCAAAGTTAGAGTTTTGGTTTGCTGAACCTGATGTTCCCGGACCTGTTCCAACTGCAGGTAAGTTATTTGACATATATACATCAAATCCGTGTAATTTACCTACAGATAGACCACTTCTCAATCCACCTGATTCACCAAAGTCACCATTTAAGAGTCTTGAATCTTCGTCTTTTAGGACTTCAATAAAAGTTGGATGTAGAACTAACCATCTACCATCAGTGTCTACAAACTGTGTGTCAAGCAGTCTTGCCATTCTTGCAATCACCTGTAAAGGAGTTGCAGTGGCAGTTGCTTGAGAAGTTGCACCACCTAGTCTTGGAGCTATTGGGATAGAGTGGTCACCTGCACTTGATGTAGTGATGTTACCAAAGCTATCTTTTCTTAGCTTCATGCTTGTCAACAATTCATCTGAACCTGCAGTTGATACTGCTTTAGTTCCGTTGACTGTTGAGTTTGCTGAACTTGCAACAGCATTATTAGATGCTTGTGCAAATCCTGACAAATAACCAAGAACATCTTGGTCGTAGTTGTCTTTAAGTCTGTAACCTGCTCTGTCACTTGCTAGTGAAGAAAAGTTTACATGACTGTGAGCCTCTTCAATATCGTCTATTTTAAAAGCAAAATAGTTTGCTTTATCAATAGTCAATGTAAAGTCCTCATCGTCAAGGTCTTGAGGTTGCACGTTTGCACCCCTAGCATATTCCTTAACAGTGATTTCTGGCTCTTTGATGATTTTTACAGAATCACCCATGTTGGCAATCTCTCCAAAATAGTCGGAGTTAGTGATTGATTCAACAACGGAGTTTTTTCTGAAGGCTAACTGAACCTGCTTAGAGTAAATAACTGGGGAGAAATTACCATTAGGCAGATTACCATAACCTGCTGCAGTTTTAAATGCCATTTTCATCTCCATTTTGAAAATTTAACAAATGCACAAAATGTGCTATATATTTACTCGTCATCGGCTAATAGTATTAGAGGTGTATGCTTAATAGCTAATTAAACATAGGCTCTTTTCCATTAGGTAGGCTTCCAAGTTTCTTGTATGTGAGTTGTCCACGTGGAGAGGTCACACTTTAAGTTACCTATAGTTATACCTATAAATAACTATTTGTCAACAATTTATCTAGCAGAACCAGATATATCGTAAACAAAATTCCCTGAACGAATCGCTTCCATTATAGTATCTGCATTTTTTTCGTATTCATCTGCAGACATTTCTTGAACTTGCGATTCTAAAATTCTATTACTTTTTCCTTCAACATCAGGAACAGACTTTTCAGCTTTTGCTTTAACTTCCGTAGCAGCACCCTTATTACTCTTGCTCTTAGCTTTAGCACTAATTCCTTTGTCTACTTTGTATAAGTCAATGGCTCTTGCTGCTGATTTTGCATCATTGTCATTCTCATATAATGCATCTTGAACCCATTTTGGTTGTTCGTCTGCCCAATTATGAAACTCGTCACTATCTCTTATTTCAGAAAAATCAGGATGTATTTTCATTAGTTCTGCTTCGGCTTTATCCTTTTGTGCCTCTGCAGACATTTCATTTATCTTTTTAATCTCATTTTCTAAATCAGCAGATGTTTCTCTAGCTTTCTTTATAGCAATAGTTTCTACAATTTTTGCTACGTCAGGATATTCTTTAGACCACTCATCTATTTCAGCTTCTGTCTTTGGCAACTTAATTTCTTTTTTAGTTGCTTTTTCTAACTGTCCTTTTAATTCATCAAGTTGTTTTTGAAACTCTCTTTCTTTTTCTTGAGAGTGTCTTCGTAAATCTCCATAACGTTTCTTAAAAGTTTTTTCTTCAGCATTCTTCGGCTCTTCCTCATCCTCTGTTTTCTCTTCTGTAACAGGTTCTTCAGTTTCACCTTGAGCTTGTTTCTTTAATGCCTCTAGTTCTTCCTCATCTTTTTTAATTCTTTCTTCGTGAGTAGAACGTTTATTCATAAATGCTTTTTTCTTTGGTGTTGCATCTTCCACCATTACTTTTGCTTCTTCAGCCATTTTTTTCTCCTAGGGTTATCGTAGCCATCATTGGGGGATAAGTAGCTAGTACATATGTGGGTTATTATCTTGAAGCCAACCCACCTCGCTTCATCTTCTTAACTTTTGGTTTGGGTTTTTTTATAAAACCACCTTTGGCAGTAAATATACCACCTATATCACTTACTGATTTAGCAAAAGAACTGCCAGTGTCAAATGCACTGGCTTGTGTACCAGTATCATAAGAAGGTGGGGAATCATCACCACTGCCCTCTTCTCTTGCTTGTCTTGCCTTTTGTCTCTCTGCTTCTCTTAACTCATTTATTTTAGCAGAAGCTGTTCTAGTTGGAAACTGTTCTCTTCTACGACCTGCTTTTCTCATTCCTTCTGCAATATCTTCTTTTTCTTTTATTTTTGCCTTACCTAACTCATTTGCTTTGTTTGCAAAATTTTCTCTATCTTGTTTAGTTATTCCTGTACGATTAAAGTCTTTTATACCATATTTTTTAAGTTCTTCTTTAAACTTATCCATAGATATAACTTTGCCTTTATCATCTCTTAAAGCTAGGTCTACTATTTCTTTTCGTTCAGTAAGTTTACCTGCAAGAATATCCCTGTCTTTTTGTTCCATTTCACCTAAATTAAAATTACTACCATATACACCAGAAATACTAATTTTGTTTTTAAATTTATTTAATTCATCTCTTTGATTAATTAAAGTAGCATTAGCAATATCTGCATCTCCAAAAATTCCTTTTTCTAAAACCTGTTGTTTGACATTAAATATATTCATACCTTGCGTAAAGGCTATATCTTTTAATGCAGTATCTAACTTATCCATATTAAATATAGATTTGTAGCTTAATGGGTCACCTAATAAATCAACTGCTCCACCCGGTTTATTATCAAGTTGGTTTCCACTATCCTGTTCAACAGGTTTTACTTTAGTTGTTGCTATTTTAGCAGTTTTGGCTACTTCTTTTG